AGGCCATCGAAAGCGGGTCGCCACCGAGCACGCGCACGCACTGCGGCGGCGTCCGGGCAAGAGCTGCTCGGGTCTCGGCGTCGAGTGTGATCGGCGCGCTCGTGCGGCTCACGAGGTCCGCCATGCCATCGGCGAGCGTGTCGATCTGCGCGGTCTGAGCCTCGACGAGAGGCACGACCTGATCCGGTGCCGTCTGCCGGCCTGCGACGAATCCGCCCGCCGTGAGCACGACAGCCGAGACGGCGACGATCGCCGCCGTGGTACCGACTGGCATAGCTACGCCCCGGCCCATGTCATGCACCCGACCGCGAGGGCCTGCCCAATGACTCGGAGCCCCTCGGGCGTCAGGAGCTCGCGATGCTTAGGCGAGTCGATGAACATGGGCTCGAAACACACGCCAGCGCAGTTAGCCGGAGCGTCCCAGATCCCGGCGATCGTGGTCATGGCACGACCCCACGTCCCACCACGCTCGGCCGCGCGGACGATCGCCCGGTCCAGGTGCGGCGCTGCGACGGTGCCGAGCGTGTCCGCGATGGCCTCGGCGAGTGAGAGCCCCGAGCGGCTGCGGGCGTCGTGCAGCGCGAGACCGTAAGAGCCCCCGCCGGCGTTGACGTGGCAGGCGACGTATGCGACGAGGTCGTGCGGATTGTCGCGGGCGATCTCGGCGGCCCGCTCGTGCCGCTCTCCGTACCATCCCGACTCCAGGACGTGCACCGTATGCCCCTCGGCCGAGAGCAGCGCGACCGCGGCGTCGATATAGCCGGCGGTTAGGTCGATCTCGTAGACCGTCTCGCCGTTGATCTCGGTTTGCGCTCCGCGGTCATCCTTGCCCGGCTTGCCGACGTGCTGACGGTCGAGGACGACGATCACGCCGCCTCATCTGGCCTGAACTTGCACCGAGCGCCGTTGTTCAGCGCGTCGATGATCCGCTGATGTTCCTCGGTGTGCCGCGTGTTCATGTCGTCGACCTGGGCCAGATGCCGATCGATCGAGCCCTGGAGCATCGGGACGAAAAAGTGTACCATCAGCCGATAGATCGCCCATCCTACGAGGACGCACACGACGATTGCGCCGCCTGGGCCGGCAATGTACGGGATAAGCTGATCGAGAGTCATGGCGCGCCTCCGTAGCCCGCGGCGATCAGCGCGTCGGCGACGGCATGCGCGGGCGGCTTCGCGTCGGCGGCGAGCAGGTCGGCCCCGTCGCGCTCGATGCGGGCCGCGGCGAGCGCCTCGGCTTCGGCCTGCGGGATCTCGACTGCGAGCAGCGCGTAGGGCTGCGGCCCGTTGCCGTCGTCGCGGTCGATCATCTGGGTCTCGCCGGCTCTTGCGGTGATCATGGGGCGATCCTCTGCTCATGTGCGGCGAGCCGCAGGTCCAAATCATAGACGAGCTGCACAATCAGATAGCGCCGGTCCTGGATGGTCTGGGCGCCGTTCTCGCCCCATTGTTTCGGGCCGACCGTGCCGAATGTCCCGCCGTCCGTGGGGAGTGTCGAGGATCCCTGCGAATGGCAATCGGTCCACCCGCCGCCGTTGACCACGACGCCGAGGAGCGTTGGCGTCGTCGTGTAGTCGGTGATCGTCGAGTTATTGATCGTTGTGAAGCTGCCGACGCCGGTGCACTCCCGCACGAGGAGATCCGTCGCCGAGGCCGACCCGAGCAGAATCGCGCCCTGGTTGTTGCTGTTGACCGTGTTGGATGTGCCCCAAAAGAGGCCGAGCGAGTTAGCCGCGCCCGCCCGCGTTGCGTTGGTTGTGCTCGCGTAAATCACGTACGACGTATCGCCGACGCTCGCGCCGAGGTCGGTGTCAAGTGTGCCGCGGTCGGCAAGTGTTGACTCGTTGTGCAGCACGCCACCCACCAGCTCAAGCCGACTCGGCCCGGAGCCGGTGAGGGTGAGATTCCAACTGCGCCCGCCGACCGTGTGTGGACCAGCGCCGCCGCTCCCACCTGTGCCGCCGGTCGTTAGGAAATTGTACGACACACCCGCCCAATCGACGAGACCGACGAGGGCGCCGCCCGTGCCGGCGGTCTCGGGCGCCTCGTTGCGCGCGTAGAACTTAGCCTTTCGGAGTTCCGAGCTGCTTGGGTTGGCCGCGTCGTTGTTGTTGGCGCTCAAGATCAGCGCGTAGCCGCCGGCCGCCGTGTAGCGGCTCGTCGCGGGGTCGTCGGAGACCGTCACGAGCATCTGGCCGATGCCCCGCCCGTCCCATGCGGTGTCGTACCACTGTGCCGGATCGATGTAGTCCGACGCCCCGAGCTTGATCCGGTTCTGGAGGTCCCGCCCCTCTTGGAGGTAGACCGCTGACGCCGGGATCGCGGAACTGCCGAGGGACACGATCGAATCGTTGTCGTAGTTGCCCCACCGCTCAGTAGTCCACGCGACCGAGCCTGCCGTGACGGTGCCCTTGATCGACCGGCCGTCACTGACACCGAGGCTGGTAGACCCGTAGGGCGCGGCGCCGTAGTAGATCGCGCCCGTGCCCGCGGAGACGCTCGCCCCGTAGACGACCTGGGCTACCACGTCGTCTGTCGACCAATTCGCCGCGGCGAACACCGACGCCGCCGGGTTGATCGCGACCGTGACGGTCCCACCGGATCCGGTGTTCTTCGTGACGCCCGTGACCCGGATGCCGTAGCTTGTGTCCCACTCGACGGCCCATGCGGACGTGATGGATCCGGTCGTCGTGATCTGGCCGGTCGCCTTCGCCGTCGTGCCGTCGGCGGCGTAGATCGTGAATGCTCCGGTCGTGGTCTTGCTGCCGGCTGTCATGTCCTCCAGTAGCGATAGCTCGCCGATCTCGGTTGCAGCGTTACCGCCGCCGCCGCCGCCGCCGGCCGTGCTGCCTGTGATGCTCGGGGAGTGTGCCACGGCTACTCCTGCTCAAGCATGACGTGCGCGTAGCTGCTCGCCGCGTTTGCTGCGAGGAACATTGAGCCGCCGCCGTTCGCCCGGCCTGGAGCGGTGCGCCATGTGAGCCCGGCCGCAGTAATCGGGAGGATGTCCGAGCCGATCGCGGCGCCATCGGTGCCGGAGCTCGCGATCCCGCCGGTTCCGAGCACGATCGAAGCGTCAGCGATGAACACCGAGACGCGCCGCGCCCACTCGGGAAGCACGACCTCGCGCGCATTGCCGGCGACCGCGTCAAGGGTCACCCGGACGCAGTAGAAGCCGACCGCAGGCATCGCGACGGCAGAGAGATCGGTTGCGGCCATGGCGGGCTCCTGATTGTCTGGATCCTACCGCGCGCGCGTCGGATCCGCTACCGGAGGACCGGCTCGTATAGCGAGAACGTCCCGACGATCCGCGACGCGTCGATCTCCAGGGTCGACAGGTACGCCGGCCCGTCAATGCTCACGGATGGATCCACGAGGCGGACGAGGTCCCCGACCTCCAGCTCAATGAACTCCGGCGTGAGCTCGTACCGAACAGATCGGATCTGCGCGGACCGATACGAGAGCCTCTGGTGCGCAACGTACTGCGCGCCGGTCTCGCCTGCGAGCCACGGAGCCTTGATCGTCTGCGTCGTCTGCCCCGTGTGCGTGGTGGCCATCCCGACTCGGCTAATCGGTTGACCTGGGACGCTCGACTCCTGCGCGAGACGGGCGCGGATACTCTGGATCATGGTCGAGCCGTCCGCGGTGACTGTCCGCGCTGGCTGCGTGCCGTTGCGCCCGGCCTCGACTTCAATCACGCCGTCGAGGTCCGCAAGCCGCCGCTCGTACTGGATGACGCCGAGCCGGAAACAATCGACGCCCGCGCGGAGCGTTCCGATGCTGTCGGCGACGGTCGCGCCCATGTCAGCCGTCAGAGCGTAGAGCCCCCGTGGCCCGTTGCGGAGAGTCATCGGGAGGAGCGGCAAGAGCTCACGCGAGACGAAGTCCCACACGGCTACCCGCTCGTCGACGTAGCCCTCGACATCGAACACGGGGATCCGGTCCAGCGCCGCATAGAGGCGCGGCCAATCGACAGGCAGCGACGACGACGAGAGCACAAGGGCGAGCAGGTCGTGCACCGTCTTGAGCGGTCCGGTTTGGCGTCCGTTCGTCAGTCCGTGGAACGTCGCAAAGTCGCTATGCGCTGACAGGAAGGTGAACCCGTATGAGTCCTGCAATACGGCGGTGCCCATGCCGCGGACGCTTGTTTGCGTGCCGCTTGATGCGGCGCTTGCGAAACTGTCGACGAGAGACGCGACGGTGCATGTCCGCCCGCCGATCGTGGTGTGGAACGGCACCGTCGAAGTTAGCCACTCGCCGTCGGCGTTGTAGAGGTTCACAAGAGGGACATCGTCCGTCGCGATGTCGAGATCGACGCCACCATAGGCGCCGGCCTCCGTGGCATGCCCTGCGAGGATCAGCATCCCCGGGACCGTGAACGTCCCAGTCGTACGGCCGACTGTGACCGACGAGACCGAGCCGGGAGCAGTCGAGCGCCAAAGGTCCTCGTTGTCCTCGATGTCCTCGGAGACGGTCGGCGTCCGTTTCACCGTGTCCAGGTTGCCAGGGTTGCCGATGACGGTCGGCGCCGCGCGTCCGTTGCTACGGATGTCTCGGGCGAGAGCTACGGTCGTCGCCCCACCGCCGCCGATGCTCGATGGCATCGTCGCGGGTGTCATGCCCGCTTGGAACGTCAGGAGCTCCGGCCATGTTCCTTGGTCGTTCCACGGAGGCGCCTCTACCGAGAATTGCACGGGCTCGCCTCGGGCGCCGTAGCTCGGTTGCATCACACGGCCCACGAGCAGCACGCGCCGCGCCTCGTAGGCGGTGCCCTCGACCCAAACCGAGAGCTCGGCCTCTGCGGTGTCGAGCCGGTAGCCGGCCGCCACTGCCGCCGCGATGTCGTCGGGCCAGAGGACGGACGCGGGGACGCTCTGCCGATCGACGGAGCCCGAGAGAAACTGGAACGTCTCGGAGAACGCGCCGACCGTCAGACCTGGGAGGTGAGCGACGACGCCCGCGGTGCTCGGGATCGAGAGCGGCGAGACTGCGAAGCGGTAGTCGACGCCGTGCCACGTGACACGAAGCAGCATGTACCACCGGCGAGCACGCCCGGAGACTGCGGAAGGCCACGCCATTTCAGACCTCTTCCTCGATCGTTAGCCGTGCGAGGCGCCACACCTCGCTCTCGTCCTCGTCGCCGAGGATCGACTCCATTCGGATCGGGCTCGTGATGCGCCCGTAGATAGCAGACGCACGCGAGAGCAGCGTCTCCGAGTCCGGTACGCCCTTTGCTACCGCCGGGAGGTAGACCACCGGACGCAGAGGTCCCGCGAGCATGTCCGCGGCGCCCTGGACCGTGTAGAGCACGCCCCGGGTATACGCGGCGGGCTCAATGCCTGCCGTGCTCGTCGAAAGCATGTAGTCGGCATCCGTGCTGCCGCTGTCGTACTGAGACACGTCGATCCCGTCCGTCCATGCGACTTGCACCGACCGCCGCGCCGGTCCTGCCTCGTAGGGCATGCGCTGGCCTCCGCGGCTCTGATTCAGCTCGACATTGTACGCGGTCTCGATGACACGGCCCCACGAGTAGTCGGTGCCGAATGTGAGGAGAGGACCGATCACGAGCGCGCCGATCGTCAGATAGCCGTCGGGCGTGCTCTGCGCGTCGATGGACAACCGGACGCCGGCGTAGCTCGACGCGTCGCGCACGATCACGGTGCCCTGCCGCGGGTGAACCTCTGCGGATCCGCTCGCGGGCTCCGTGCCGTCTACGTCCTCCAGGATCAACCGCGGACGCCGGACCGTGCCGCCTGCGGACGTGAGCAGCCCGCCTCGGGTGTGCTGGATCCGGCGACGCTTGCCGCTCCCGAGGTCGATCCACCCGCCGTCCCACTCGCTCTCGCGCACCTGCTCCGCGTTGGCGGCGGTGAGCTCGACGACGTTGCCCGCTCGCGTGTACGAGACGCCGACCGTGAAGTCCAGCGCGGTAACCGTGACCCACGCGCCGGCGCCGGTGTCGTAGCCCTCCAGGGTGCCCGAGTGCCAATTGATGCCGGCGAGATGGACGCCCCACGTATCCCCGACCGGATCGCTCTCCTCGGTGCCGAGCTTCGCCGGGTTGTAGGCGAACGCGATAGCCTGAGCGGTCTCGTCTTCCGACCTCCACCCGAGGACCGGAGACGGGAGGACGGACGGTAGCGCCCGCTCGACTCCGTAGCCGTAGACGACCGGGACCGTGTACTCCTCGGACGGTGCCGCGGGACCGTCTACGGACCGCAGGAAGGCGCCCGCGCTGATCTCCGACCATCGCCCGGTGAGCAGCATGGGCGAGAGCCCTCCAGGGTTGACGACGGCCACGCCCTCGGCATCGCGGAGCCCGGTGTGGTTGTTCGTCGTGAGGAAGAACTCGCGCCACGTCGAGTCCGTGACCGCGGTGAGCTGAGCACCGAATGCGATCGCGTGTTGTGCGGCTGCACTCGACGCGAGAGCCGGCGCCACGTCTGCGACGATTACCCACGGGTTGTCGGCCTGGAGTCCTGCCGTGCGACGGTAGAGCACGAGGTCCCCGACGCTACCGACCGCGGCGGCGAGCTCGAACTCCTGCATCGCCGTCATGTCGACCGTCTCGGAGCCGATCTGGCTGCTCGCGTGGTTGTCGTGGACGCTGATCCCGGTCGCGCTGTATCGAACGGACACGTCGAGGGTATTGGTTCCGTCACGGACCACGAACCGCGCCGCGACATAGTCGCCGGTCGTGTTGCCCGTGTCGCACTTCATCGCCCACCGAGCGCGCACGCCCTCGACGCCTGCCCCGGCGGGCTGGATCATGTACCAGTCGCCATCCGACGCGCCCGTCACGATCTGCATACCGTCCGTCGAGAATGTGACGGTAGGCGAAGCAGTCGAGTTGCGCGTCCATCGGACATAGTCCGGACGGTGCAGCCCATACCAGCACTGCTCCCAGCCCACCGCGGCGGCCGGTCGGGTCTGCGCGCTGCGTGTCGTGCTCCCGAGCGTCTGCGTGTGATAGCCGCCGAGCATGAGAGCCGAGAGCGACGCGTCTGCGGTCGTGCCGTTGAGGTCCCACGAGGTAACGAACGCCACGCGCCCGCCCTGGCCCGTCGCGACGAACTCGACAGGGTGATTGCTCAAGTCGCCCGACGCTCCACCACCGTCCAGCGGGCTCGTGTTGCCGCTGTCGACATCCCAGACGGTGCCGTAGGTGCTCGCATACATCGACGCGCCCCAATTCGCCCACGCTTGCCCGTCCTGCGTCTGAGCGCATCGGACCTCGTGCCCGCTCGTGCCGTCGTCGGGCCGGAGCCAGTAGACCGCCAGCGTGCCGCCGGGCTGTAGCGCGAGCGCGCACTCTGGCCCGTCGAGCTCGTAGAGAAGCGCCGAGCCGACCTGGGAGACCTCGCCGCCATCGGTCAGCGTAGGGTTAGCCGACTCGCCCGACGCGACCTCGGAGAACCGCTGAGCGGTCGAGCCGAGCCGATCGATCTGCACGCCGACGTTGATCAGCGACGCCGAGCCGCCGGCGGAGTATCCGCTATCGCCCACCTTCGTGTATGCGACATGGAACAGGCCATCCCGAGCACGCACGACCGGAGCGCCGCCGCGGTATTGCCCGTCCTCCGTAGCCGTGAGCGTCGTCGGCTCGTCTACGACGGTGAACGTCGCGCCGAGGTCCGGCGACTGCCACTGGAGCAGGAAGTCCCCGACGCGTCGCCGGTTGTCGTCGTGGTGGACGAGGTGCATCATTAGCAGGATCTGCCCGTTCGCGTAGGCCGCTCGGCATCGCCGAAGGTCCCAGCCGGTCGAGCCGGATCCGGTCGTCCCTGCGATGTTGATCCCGTCGCGCTGCGTCGAGAGCCCGTCGATCGTCGTCGTGCCCGAGAGCACGGACCGAGCGTAGACCGCCCACGTCGCGCCGGCGTCGTCGGAGAAGTAAACGTCGATGTTCGCGGCATCGGGCGAGCCGGTCGCGCTGTCTTCGATCCACTGACCGCAGAGGAGCCGCTCGCTACCGTCCTCCCTCGGGACGGACATTAGGAACGGATACGGGCGCTCGTTTGTGTACTGTCGACTACTCACAGTTACCGCAGAGCTCACCGCGCCCGTGCTGCTATCGATCGTCCTGCATCGGACCTGACGCACCGAGACGAGCGCGAGCACGGAACTATAGAACTCGGCGACCGTGACGATCGTGCCGTCCTGCATCGTCACCGCGTCCGGGTGCGCGTGCCGCTCAAACGAGACGCCGCCCACGCCGAGCGCGAGCATCTGCGACGCCCGGATAGCGACCGGCGCATCCTGCCCGCGGTAGCTGGTCGCGCTCTCGGTGGACTGCTTCCAGACCGCGCCGAGACCGGAGCCCGGTACGCCGCCCCGGATGCATTGCACGTCGAGATTCTGTGGCGAGTCTCCGCGCGCCTCGATGCGCCACGCCGTCGAGTCCTGGGTGAACGGTCGCCCGAGAGCCCGCCCGGCCTGCGTGAGCCCGGTAGACTCTGCGGTCCAGATCGCGGATTCATCGGTAAGGCGGGGATCTCCAATCAGGAGCCCCCGCAGCGTGTCCCGGCTCGCGTCGCCCATGCTTAGCTCCTTCGCCCGGTCACACTATCACCGCGGACGGCCTGCCCGAGCGGCGTCGGCGCGCTCATGTTGTCCTGGATGAACTCGTCGAAGATCCGATGTCGATAGACCATCTGCACGACGGTAGGCCCACCCATTCCGCGGCCGTCGTTTAAGGCGTCGACGCCCTGGGCACCGATGCCGGCGACGGCCTCGCGCGAGAGGATCGCCTCGCCCGGGAGCACTGCCGCGGCGATCTGGTCACCCGTTCCAGCGTTGACGATGCCGCCGCGGTCGAACGTCGGCGGCTTCGCGCTCGCAATCGAAATGCCCTGGGCCGCCGCGGTAGTGATCGCCGTCGCGGCCATGAGCCCATTAATCGGCGGCGGCTGCGCGGCGGCTGTCATGAGCGCCTCGGCCAGCCGGAGAGGGATCATCGCCGCGGCGAGCGACTTCGATACGCCGAACATGATCCGCGCATTCTTCGCGGCGCCCTTCGTGCCGGCCTCGGCCATCGCGGTCGCGGCGGTGCCTGCGAGCATCGATAGCGAGCCCATCGCGTCGGCGGTCGCGCTCACGGTCTGCCGAGAGAGCGCGGCGGCCTCGGCTGCCTCCTGCCTCATGCGCTCCAACCGCTCGTCGTGGAGTTGCTGCTCCAGGTTCGCAAGCGCGATGATCCGCTCTGTCTGCGCGACATTGATAGCGGCTTGCGCCTCGTCGAGACTTGCGCCGGCCTCCATGGCGCGCGCAACAAGCTCGATCTCACGCTCGAACGTGAGCTGAACCCGTGCCCTCTCCGAAAGCCGCGCCTCGCTCGCCTTCGCTTGCGCCTTCCGGAGCCGCTCCAGGTCCGCTATGGCCCTGTCCGTCTGCGCGGTCGACGCTCCGGCCGCCGCGGCTGCTCCGGGCGCTCCTGCGGCCTCCTGCGGCGCTCCCTGTGGCCTCTGCGCGCCGCCCGCCATGGTCAGATTCAGCGCCGCGATCGCCCTGTCTGCCTTCGCCGCTCCGCTCGCCATGTCGTCGAGCGCGGCGGCGCCGAGGCGGTACACGGCCACCGGCGCGAATGAGCCCGTTGCGCCTGCGAGTATCTCCTCCTGGTTTCGCTGGAGCGACTTGAACGCTCCGGCAATGTCGCCCTGCGAGAGCGAGTACGCGACCTCGACGAGAGGTCCGGCAACATTCTGGATCTGCTCGCCAATGGTCTCGAAGACGCCCGACGCGACCTCTCCGAGCACGATCACCGCGCGGATAGATACCTCTAGCAACCCATTGATCCCGCCGGGGCCGCCGAGACTGTCGACGAAGTCGAATAGCGCGCCCTGTGACACGGTCTTGAGCGTCGCCATCTGCCGTTGGAACTCGGCCGCCGATGCTGCCGCCTTGGGGCCGACATCGACGCCAAACTCCGTAGCGAGCGCGACGAACGCCTCCATATTGTCGATAGCGCCCGACTGGAGAAACGCGGGGCCGGCCTTGAGGCCGAAGATGTCCATAGCGGCCGCGGCCTTGCTTGCCGTGTCGGGGAGTGCGGAGATCGCCTCGAACGTGTCGCGGAGCACGTCGTTTGTGTCTCGGAACACGCCCGGCGACTTCTCGACCTTGACCTGGAGATCATCGAACGCCCGAGCCGCGGCGCCGGTGCCTCGTGCGGCGTCGGCCATCGCCTTTGGCAATTTCCCGAGACCTGCCTCCAGCTTGCTGAACTCAAGCCCGGAGCCCTCCGCGGCGAGCCGGAGACCTGCGAGCGTTTCCACCGCTACGCCCGTGCGCGCGCTGGCGTCGGCCAGCTCGTTTTGCAGGTCGGCGAACGCCTGGGAGAGCGCGACCACCGAGCCGGCTACGCCCACGATCGCCGTCGCGGCCATTGCGGCGCCGTCGGCCATGCGCTTGAACTGCCGCTTGTTGGCCTTTGCTGCCTTTGCTGCTGCTCTTTCGGCCTGCTTGAATCCGGTATTCAGCTCGCGGACCATCGCCTGGGCTTGCTTTTTCGTCACGCCCGGCATCGTCGCAAGCTGCCGCTTGAGGTCGCCGAGGTCGGCCTGGAAACTGAGGGAGATCGTCTCGCGTCCTGCGGCCATTACGTCACCTTCTTCATGATGTCGACGAGCTCGGTCTGTAGCTCTCCGGCGAGCTTGCGGCCTGCCTTCCGTCCTGGTGTCCGTAGCTGGACCGTGAACGCGTGTCGCTTGCGACCGACGTTGCGTTGCGCGTTGTAACGGTCGGCGTCCGTGCCTCGGAGCCACCGATGGCGGCGGCGCTGCTCTGCGGAGGTCTCGCCGGTCATCACGGACCGGATGTAGTATGCGTAGGGCGCTCGGTTGTACACGACGGCGACGATCTTGGTCCCGCTGATCCGCATGTCGATCCCGAAATCATCGACGGAGTGATCTCCGCGCGTCGGGCTCCCCTGCGTGTTCCGATCGACCGGCCAACCTGCTTTGGCGCTGGCCTCCAGGTCCTCCGCGGCTTTCCGCATGTCGGCGATCACGCGCCGCATGTTCGCCGAGCGCGGGTCGACCGACCTCTCGATCCGAGCGAGCACCGCCGCGCCCTGGCTCGTCAATCCGCCCCGGATGGGATCTGGCATGTGCTACCCCTCCGTCCAAAATCGCTCGGCGTCCGTGCTCGCATTGTACCGCTTGCGCGGCGCGTGGCTCTTGCTCGCCTTGGTCGCCTCTCGGGCGCGGAGGTTCGCGTCTGCAAGGATCGTGATCTGATCCTCCCGCGTCAGTCCTCGCCACCACTCAAGGCCGCGCCCGTACTCACGGCAGATCGCGAGGATGCCTCTGTCGATGGCTCCCCGCCGTCGGAGAAATCCTCCGCTTCCTCGACCTCCGCGCCGGTGATCAGGCCCTCGCCGCAGAGCTGCCATGCGACGAGACCGGCCCCGATGACCTCGGGGAGCGGTACGCCGCGCCCGGTGAGCTCGTCGAGGACCGCGCCACCGAATGCAAGCGCGTCGTAGCGGTGCGCTGCAAGACGAGTCCGCGGCCTGCCCTTGCCCTGCCAGCACAGCGCGAGAGCCGCGGCAAATGCTCGGTTCGGGTTGGATGTCGCGGCGCTGTAAACGTCCCACCGCGCAGAGGTCGACGTAGGGCTCTCCAGCTCTACGTCGACGCCTGCGAGCGTGACGGTCGTGGGGTTGCTCATGTGCTCTCTCTCTACGCCCTGGGGCGTTCTCAGGTCATGACCACCGAGCCGTAGACGGTGCCGGAGAGCGTGACGGTGTCAGGCTCGCCCTCGGCGATCGCCATCGTGAAGTGCACGTCGTCCATGACGATCGTATGGTCTGCGGTGTCGCCGAGATCGGTGCCCTCGACGGTCAGCGTGACCTTGACGGCGTACACGTCCGAGCCCGTCAGCGTGCTGACGTTGCTGCTGTAGCTGTTCTGCTGGAGGATGAAGTCGACGAGGGTTCCGTCCGTCGCGTCGCTGAGGTCCGCGAGCATCGCGGAGAACGAGAGCGTCGGAAACTCGACGGCCGTGAGGCGCACGGAGTGCAGCGTCCCGCGGGTCTGGTACGCCTGGACACCGCGCCCGGCCTGCATGAGGTTGTCCAGGGAGAGGTCGCCCTGGGTGAACGGGACGGCGAGCGTCACCGGGGATCCGGTGCCGTCCTCGACAGTGATCGACCCGTCGAAAAGGTGCTTGACTACGGTGCTGGCGGCCATGGTGGGCTCCTACTGAAGTGCGAGACGGTGGATCACGCGGAATGAGATGGTCGACAGCGCAAACTCGAACTCGGTCGTGAGCTCGCGCGCGGCGCCGTCGAAAATGATGTGAAGGTCCGTGCGGGCGATGCCCTCCACGACCTCGATAGCGGCGGCCTCAAGCGTCAGGAGCGCGTCCGAGTCGGCTACCTGTGCGTCCGCCCGGAAATTGCCCGCAAGCCGCACCACGATGGTCGTGTTGACCATCACGCCCTCGTTGCGGCGCTGCCTCTGCGGTGCCGGGTTCGGCTCGGTGAGCGGTGCGCCCACGGCAAATGCGCCGTGCATCAGGAGCCGCGCGTCCATGCCGAATAGCTCCGAGCTGAATCGGCTTTTCGTAAAGCGGGCGTCTGCGGTTAGCGCCGCCTCTATGCGTTGCCGCACGGCGACGACGGAGAGCGCGCTCATCGGAACGCCCGACCGCGCCCGCCCGAGAGCCAGAGCGTCCCGTGGCCTCGTCGGCGGTCGCTATTGTCAGCGGTGCCGCTCTCGTCGGCGTCATACCTCCAGGTGAGGCTCCGCCACCGCTCGGCGTACTGCCGGCGGTACTGCTGAGCCCGTGCCTCGTATGCCTCATTCAGCCGCGTTGAGAGGTCCTCGAAGATCATCGCAAGCGTCAGCTCCATGTGCACGCCGCGCAGAGCGGTCGGCGACATGACGAGCGCGGGCCGGTTGCCGGCCTGGATCATGCGTTGCTGGATCTCGATCCACGCTTCATCGCGGAACGATTGGTAGTCACTTTGCGCGGTGATCGGCGTCGTGCCTGCGGGGTCCAGGCTGCTCACGCGCTTGTAGAGGTCGGGATCCGTCAGTACCGGGTACAGCGCCGCCCGGATCAGCATGGCCTCGTTGCTGAACTCATAGGTCTCGCCGTCGACCGTCACGACGTAGGAGATCCGCCACGCGTCCGAGAGGCTCTCGGATGCGGTCGACGCGCCCGTGATCGTGATGGTCCCCAGCTTGTTGCCGTCCGAGAGCACGACGGTCGGCGTGGCGAACGTCGAGCCGTCGCCACGCGTGATCGTCGCGGTCGCGGCGCTCAAATTCTTGCGCGCACCGTTGTAGTAGACCTCAAGCACGGCGTGAGAATCGCGGCCCCGGACGATGAGGTCCGGGAGCACGAATCGAGCCGCGTGGAAGGTGCTACCGTTGTGCGCCATCGATCAGACCACCCGATAGAGGACGGTCACAGCCACGAGGCCGGCGTCCAGGTCGGATGCTGAGCCGTCGCCGAAGTTGGCGCCGGTCGCGGTGAACTTCGCGAGGATCTCGGTGGACCCGAGAGCGACGCGGTCGCCGGTGCCCGCGCCCGCCTGCCGAGCCTGCGATCCGCCGGTGAACACGGAGGTCGACGTGATCAGGTAGCCGGCGGTCCCAGCGGTGCCGACCTCGATGTCCACGTCCGAGATGGAGCCCGCATCGGCGAGCAGGACGGGGACCTCGTGCATGACCTGCTCGACGACGGCGCCCGCGGGGAGGGTCCCGAGGCTGATCGACTGCGTGAGTCCTGCGGCGACGAGCTCCGACGCCTCGATGAGAGCGCGGAGACGGACGAGAGGACGGCCGAGAGCCGCCTTTCCGATGCTGGGCATGTGCTACCTCTTTTGTGTTCGGTCGGCTTTTTGGGCCTGCTTGACGGCTTCCTTGCGCGCTTCGCGCTGGGGGACGCCATTCTCGATGAGACGGCGCTCAAACTTGTCGCGGGCGTCGCGAATTTCGCGACGTTCGCCGCTCACTTGCCACCGCGCTTCGCCTTGGGGGCGGGTGCGGGTGCGGGCTGCTCGCCATTGGCCAGCGCCCACGCGGCGTCGAGGCGCGCGAGGTCCTCGTCAATCTTGCCCACCGCGTGTCGCGCGTAGGGGTTCACGTCGGCCGCGCCGGCTTTCCGCTCGCGCTTGGCCATCAGGCCCTCACGGATGATGTCGACCACCGCCGAATCTGGAGGCGGGACGAACCCCTCGGCCACGAGGTGCCGGAGCCAGACGCGATATCCCTCCTCGTCGCGGTCCCACACAACGCGAGACCCGAGCGCCCGGGGGCGCTCCCACGGGGTCACGTGGATCGGCCCGCCCTTGCCGTCGTAGACGCGGACGTAGCCCTCGATCCCGTCGGGAGTCATCGACGCCGGGCACGAGGACGGCGGGAGAATGGTCCAGCCCTGGCGGCTCGCGTTGACCTCGGCGAGCGTCGTGTCTCCCCTGTGATCGACGTTGTTGACGCCGCGCTGATGGCTGAGCCGTGCGAGGTTGGGGAGGAGCTCGCCGTCGACCTCCTGCCACCGCGCCGGGTGGTGCTTCAAATCGAACATCGGGCGCGCGGGCTCGTTGAGGACTGCGGATCGGTGCGACTGTCGCCGCGTCGGTGCGCGTCCTCCAGAAAAGTCGGTGGGCATTGCTCTCTCTCTTGGTTGGGGTGCCGTAGGGGCGGGAGGCCGAGGCGGGAGGACGAGAGAGAGCAGAGCCCCCCGCCCGGCCTCCCGCCGAGACTCTTAGCTGTCGCTTACGATCGAGACGCCCATGGCATCCTGCAGGATGGCCACGCCGAAATACGAATTTCCGGTGATCGCGGTCAGAGCGGTCGAGCTGTCGCGCTCGTACTCGACAGCGATCACGGTACCGGCCGGGAACTGGAGCGCGCCGCTCAGAGCGGAGATCGGACGGACGGAGCCCTCGGCCATGCCAACGGCGCCGTAGCCCATCATTGCGCCCGCGCGGTCGGCGCCGGCGTTCGCGGTCGGGACCTTGCTCGACTTGAAGATGTCCACACCGAGGAACGAGCCGGCGAAGCCCTGGCCCTTGGCGGCGAGCATCTCCTGAGTCGCGGCGATGTACTGGAGAGCACCGCCCTCGGCCCGGATGCTGTTCTGGAGGTCGGTGACCTGGACAGGGTGCAGCACCGAGACGTAGGGGGTCCGCACCGACGCCTGCTCCAGAGTGAACAGAGCCGAGAAGAAATCGTCGACGGAGAGGTCGACGCCCGTGGTCCCGGCGGTCGCGGTGAATCCGTCGATCGTGTCGCAGATCGCGTTCGTCACGGCCATCTCGTAGCCACCGACCATGTCGGCGGCGAGACGCTCGGCGGTGAGGCCGACCGAATCCGTCATGTTCGCGAGGTCGCTGATCTCACGACGGAGAGCAAAGCGGCTGATCGTGATGTCAGCGGACGCGTCGGTCAACGCGGTGTTGTCCACGGCCTGGAGCTCGCCCGCGCCGGCACCGGCAGGGGCGGCCATCATGTCGTAGCCGTTCAAGCCGGCCTGCGGGATCGAGATCACCGCGCTACCGCGGCCCGAAATGTTGCCCGCGTTGAAGATCGCGGGGTGCGTGCGGAGGGAGAACCGGTCCGCGAGCAGAAGCTGGATCTCGTTGTTCAGGATCCGGGCGAGGCGGAGATCTGGGATCAGACCTGCGTTAGTGACTTCGTTAGCCATGTTGGACGCTCTTTCGCACCGTAGGTGCGCGCATAAGGGGGTACGACCGCAATGCAGTCATGCCCGGCGCGCGTTTTACGGGGAGCGACCCGGTGGGCTGTGAGGAGCGTACAACGCCCCCCGTAGCCCGTCAAGGCTTAGAATAGCTTGGTCTTGCGGAGCTCGGCCCGGTGCGTGCGGTAGTGCTCCAGGTTGCCAAGGTCCACCGCCTCGGGTGCGCCCGAATAGGGAGCGGTCCCCGTGTTGGGGTTGGGCGGTGCGGCCTGCGGTGCAGCCGGAGCCGGTGCGGCCTGCGGTGCCGCGGGTGCAGCCGGAGCCGGATCGGGTGCGAGGTGCGGCCGGAGCACGAGAGGCGCCGCGCTCGGGTCCTGCTTCCACGCCGCGAGCGCGTCGGAGAATCCCGGGCGGTCGGCCTCGGGAAGTCGCGAGTGCGCCCACCGTGCCGCCTCGTAGAGCTCGGGATCCGTGACGCCGATACGGGCGGCGGCCTGATACTCGGTGAGACCCTGCGTGGCCTGCTCCGCGCGCGTCTGCCACTGCTGGACCTGCTGCGCGAGCGTGTCGGCCGTCGCGGCCTTTTCCTGCCACGCCTGCGTCTGCGTCTCCAGCTCGGCGACGCGTGCCTCCAGCGCGGCCCGCTTCTCGTTGACCTTGACGAAGCGATCCCAGCTCACCGGGTTGTTGGGCGGTCCGTCGCTCGTCGGGTTGTCGGTGCTCATGTGCTCTATCTCCTAAGATGGCGCATCAGCGCCCGGTTACGTCGGCCTCTTGACCAGACCTCGAACCACTCCGCGTCGTCGCGGCGTAGCTCACGAATCGCCCACCGTGCGCCGGCATCGCCGCCCCACGCATGCCACGCTACCCAGCCTTTGCCGCGCTCGCTCCAGGTCGCGCCCTGCTTATCGACGAGATGCCGCGAGAGGTAGCCGAGGATCCGGCGTAGCGTCTGGATCGAGACCTCACGACGCCCGCCGAGGTCGCGCGCCCGAGCGATGCCGACCGGGGTGAGCCCGCGCGCGCTCGGTGCGGCCTGGGCTCGCACGTCGAGGGCTCGACGGGCGGCGGCGGCGACGCCCTTGGGTGGCTTGTACGGCACTACTCGGCCTCGGGCTCGTCGTCGTCGTCGCGGAACGCGTCGGCGGCGTCGGGGTCTCGGATCTCCAGGATCGCCCGCGTTGCCTGGGCTCGCGTGACGCCCGGGTGGAGCTCCTGGTAAGCCTGGATCGGCGAGATCAACCCGGCCTCAAGCATCGCGATCGCATCCTCCCGACGCGCCCGGCGCTCGTCCGGTGATAGCGGGAGCTCGTGGTAGAGCACCCGATACCCGCCCTCGACGTAGCGCGCGCCGTCTTGGGCTCCGGTCGCGCGGTTGCTCATCGCCGCGCACATGCCAACCAGCCGCTCGTCTGACGCGCGGAACACCGACGCATAGCGGCGCTGGGCCTGTCGTTTGCCCTCGTTGGTGAGCGAGATCGCGGCGCCGCTTCGAGCGGTGCCTCCGAGCCTCTGCACGTCAGACGGTGGAACGCCCGCATCGGACGCGACGCGCGCCACCATGTTGGCGAGCGTCTCCTCCATCTTGCCGGGATCGCCGCCCGCGGAGAACTGGCCGATCATCGGCTGGCCCTGTCCCTCGGCGTCCGGGATGCTCGCGAACTGGAGCAGCGATGCGGGATCCGTGACGACCTCGGCCCGTGCTCCGTCGATGGTCTCGACGATCGAGATCCCAGAGGGCTCGACGTTGACGACGTAGCGTTGCGGCCACGACGCATCGCGGAACACATGGACCACCATCTGGTGCAGCACCGAGAGGTCAAGCGATGCCTCTACGAGCTCCTGCCCGTCGTAGGGGCTGAACAGATGGCCGCCGCCGCCGCTCGAATGGTAGAGCTGGTAGGGAATGAACGGGCGCCCGCTCGTCCTGCGGAACGGGTACGCGTCGCCGACGAAGTCCCCCGCGGGGTTGCTCTCGGTCGCGAGGTAGACCGCCGACACGTCCGCGCCCATGGTCCCGTCGTCGTCTGCGATGTGCACGGAGTAGACCGGCGCCTCGGGATCGCTGATGTCGTAGTGATCGATGGTCCACCCGAGCGGACGCGGTCCGCCGGGCTCCGTCGCGGGGAGCCGGCGCATCCGGTACTCCAGGAGCGCGACCGGGTTGCGCGGGTCGTCCATCGTCGCGTAGGCGCGGACAAAGTCCGGCGTGACCATGCGGAACGAGAAGCGCCCGCGGTCGTCGACGTGGGGCCGGACGAAGCACTCATTCAAGCCGAGCGTGAAGACCTGCACCCGCTGCATCATCTGCCAGAGGCCGCCGAGAGAGAGCGCCCGAGCGATGCCGGGGTCCTCAATCTGGTCGTGCATCACTGCCGGCTCGGCGTCGTACAAGACGGAGAGCTCGCGGCAGATGTTTTTGTAGGGGTTCAACGCCAGCGAGATCGGCCCCCAAGCGTCGCGGCGAACGCTCCCGAGGTGCGACTGGAGCCGGCGCTCCAGGTCGTCCCGCCATGTGCCTTCGAGCATCCGGCGGCGCTGGCGTGTCTCGTCCCACCGATTCGACTCCGCGGCGTTGCGGGGCGTCGGCGGGTTGGGGAGGCTCGGCGTGTCCGGGTATCCGGGCTGGTACATGGTCGGACCTCAGTACAGGTAGAGCCGGCGTTTCTGCTTGCGACGGCGCGCGGGCGCGAAAATCTGCCTCTGTAGAGAATACCGTATAGCGTCGATGGCGTCTTTCCACTCGTCGTCCCGATAATCCCACTTCTGCAATGATTCGATGACCTTTTCGCATCTGGGGTGCACCTGAAAATGGCCATCATGAACCATCGCCTGATGTAGATACCGGCAGCCAGAGTCTACGGAGCCCTTGCCCCGGCCTCGCCCGCGCTTGACCGTGCGGATCGACGGAGAGAGCGACTGCGACGGGATGCTAAGGAGCCGGGCGACACTGTCGATCATGTCGCGGTTCGACTTCTTGTCGGCGGGTCCTCGGATGTACAGCCGATCTCCCCACGCCTCGTCGAGCTGGGACCACCGGATCCGGTTTCTTTTGAGCATGTCGAGGATTCCGCGCGCGTCCTGGCTGGTCGACGTGTTCTCCCGGCCCACGTACTCGTCCCACACTACGATCCGGTCCTGGTCTCCCGAGCGATCCACGAGCACGAGAACCGCGCACTCCTTGCCGACCTTGCTGCCGTGGTCGATCCCGAGGCAGATCACCTGCTCGCCCTCGGGTGGAACGTCGGAAACCATCTGCGTCGCGTCGAATTGCGAGAAGACCCGGCCCTCGACGCGCATCTCCCACTCGCCGTCGACGACAACGGGTACCTCTTGCGGGAGTGTGTTCCGCCGGAGCTCGTCGATCCACGCCTCGTCCATCGGCGTACCGTCGGGGAGCGTTAGCGGATCGGTCTCGCCGACCGGGATCATCGCCTCGGGTTCAAGCCTCCAGTGATGGTCGGAGACCTGCCCCGCCTCGCAGAGATCGCGGAGCCACCCGCACGGGGCGTTCACGGGCGTAAGGCACATGAGGAGCGTGCCTTGGCGGCGTAGCAGACGCTTGCGGACCTCCTCAAAGATGCGCGGCGACTTGGGCGGCTCGTCGAACATCGCAAGATCGATGGTCGCGCCCGCGAGGTCGAGCGAGTTCTGCTGCGTGGTCTTGAACCGGACGATCGAGCCGTTCGGGTAGCGGGCGGTCGGCCGGTTCGCATGAAAGCCGTTCACCGCATCGAACCGAGTATTATCAATGAGATAGCGTTGCGCGATGGCGTGGAACTTCGCCTGAATCGCGAGCGACTGGCTCCAGCTCGCGCAGATGACCCACGCCTCGATCGGCGGCTCGTGCGTCGGGTAGTGCGGGTGTGCG